GCGTTTAATAACCTGCTGAAAAGGACTAATTGGACGAGACCATAACAAGGTACCTGTAGTATCTTTATCATTGACTGTAAAGCGACCAATTAACTGAGGTTTAGTGAGAATTTCACGCATATCCATTTCATCTCTGCAAGTATCAAAAATTGCGTCTGAACAAATACGATCAAAATCCCCATAAGGGTCCATCTTTTCAAAGTGAACTTTATTATCCACCAAATTTACGTTTTGTCGGGTTACAACTGCTATACGATTGTCAATGCCCGGATAGTTAGGAGCATGTAAACCTGTATAGTGCCTTATTCCCTTTCGCATTGCGTCTAAAAAATCTGAAGTCGCGTCTCTCACAGTTTGGAATGTACTATCAATTGCCTTAGTACCGACAGTTTTGATGTCCGTTATGAAACCCTGACCGCTGAAAGTCGGGAAATTTTCATACTTAACATCTGTATGCGGTGCATAAAACTCCAAATCTGTGAAAACGGCATGAATAGAAACAGATAGCTCCTTGCTACCTGTAGTTGGTGGCACTAGAGGATTTAGAACTAAAAGTGGCACTTCGGCGAAGTTAACTCCAGTGAAATTGGGTAACACTGTTTTCTTATCTAAGTCTGTTTTGGCTAAGACATTATTAACGTAAAAAGGAACTTCCAACGCTACTGAAGTCGACTCATTAGCCGACAAGAATACGTGAGGAGCTGCCATAAAACAATTAATTAAAGATGCATAGTCTGTTGTAAACGTTCCTGTAGTAGTACCATTAGGTAAAGCAGCCGCTAATAGCAATCCTTGATGCATAGATGTACCTGAGGTTTGTAAAATCAATTTTACTTTACATCTATACAATGTTGAAGATTGGAAAGGTATTTTTGCCAAATCATTGTTGAATATATCTAAAGGTATTTTCAAAGTTGTTAAAATTGCGTTTCTCGTATCTGAATCCGACCAAGATTGAGTTTTGATAAAATATGGTTTATTCAAAATCCTATCAAACTCCATCCGAAGGGACTGCGGAACACAAAAAATTTGAGGTTTGGATTCGTACATATCAGGAGGCTCAATGACTGAGCGCGTGCGTACCGAGGAATAAAAATTCTCAGAAACGCTTTCAATATCGGTAATGCCTGATTCATTGCTATTCGATATCATATAATTTTGGTTTTTGTATTCAATTTGTGTTGTAGCATTATTT